TATAATTTATTTTATGATATTTTAAATATTGAATTTAACCTATGGACGTGGATACGAAACATGACCAAATATGGTGATTTTTTCTTAAAATTAGATATTGCAAATGAAATTGGAGTAATCAACGTACGACCATTTTCTAGTTACGAAATTGAGCGATGGGAAGAATATAATGAAACAACGGGCGAATATAAAATACAATTTAAACATGTAGGAAATCAACACGCAACATATGATGTTTTCGAAATAGCACATTTTCGAATGTTATCTGATTCAAATTTTTTACCATATGGTAGATCAATGTTAGAGGGCGCTCGTAAAGAATTTCAAAAATTAATGATGATGGAAGATGCGATGTTAATTCACCGTATCATGCGAGCTCCAGAAAAACGTATTTTTAAAATTGATATTGGTAATATTCCACCAAATGAAGTTGATTCATTTATGGAACAAATCATTACTAAAATGAAAAAAATACCACACGTTGATCCGCAAACTGGCAATTATAATTTAAAGTTCAATCTTAATAATATGTTAGAAGATTATTATTTACCAGTTCGAGGAGGCAATTCTACTACATCAATTGATACATTACCGGGCATGACATTTACCGGAATGGATGATATCAATTATATTAAAGATAAAATGGTAGGCGCTTTAAAAATTCCTAAAGCATTTTTAGGTTATGCTGAAGCAGTTGAAGGTAAAACTAATTTAGCATCAATGGATATTCGTTTTGCTAGAACTATTGAACGTATACAAAAAATAGTTATTTCTGAATTATATAAGATTGCAATTGTACATTTATATACGCAAGGATTTGAAGGTGAAGATTTAATTAATTTTGAATTAGAATTAACGGCGCCATCGATTATATACGATCAACAAAAAGTTGCGTTAATGACAGAAAAAATGACATTGGCAACTGCAATGAAAGATTCAAAGCTAATATCAGATAAATTTATTTATGAATTTATATTCAATATGTCCGAAGATCAATGGTTGCAACAAAGAAGTGATATTGTAGAAGATCTAAAACTTAGATTCCGTCAGAATCAAATTGAACAAGAAGGAAACGATCCGGCTGTCACTGGCGTATCATTCGGAACTCCACATGATTTAGCATCAATACATATGTCATCAGATGAAGTAGAAGAAAAAGATCAAGGCGGTCGTCCAAAAGAAGGAATTAAATTTGGACAACATAAAAATGAATTTGGTTGGGACCCAACGGGTAAGAAAACAATGGACCAAGCATTTCGTCCAGAAAATCAAAAAACTACCTTTCAAGCTGATACAAGAGCCGCAAATTTTATTAAACCAATGACTCGCGAGTCTCAAGAAGTTTTACGATTTTTAAGACAAACTAAAGAAAAAACGCCAAATATATTAATAGAATCGTTAGCTAAAAAACAAGATATTAATAGCAATGATTTAGGAACGATGCTAGATGAAAACAATATTTTATAATACGAAACATATTTATTAAAAATCGAGATACTGTACAAGGAAACGATGAAAAAATTAAAACATTCGAAATATAAAAATACCGGAATTCTTTTTGAAATCTTAGTTCGTAAACTAACTTCTGAAACATTATCATCTAATAAAACAGTTACTGTTGATATTATCAAAAAATACTTCGGCCGAAATACGGAATTATCAAAAGAATTGCAATTATATAACGCATTAGTAAAAGAACAACAATTTAAATCAGATGCGCAAGCTTTAGATTTTATTCGAATGATTACAGAAAGTCATCGCAAATTAAATCAGTGTGTTTTAAAACGACAAAAATATAATTTGGTAAAGGAAATTTCAAATAAATTTATTTTTGAAGATTTGGCAAAAATTCATATTAATAATTATAAAACATTAGCATCGATTTATATGCTATTTGAACATCGAGAAACTGATAATCCTAAGCAAATTTTAGAATGTAAAACTGCTATTATTGATAATGGATTGATTTATAAAAAACAAACTGTTACTAAAGATCCACTTATCGAAACGTTTCAGTCACAACCAAAAGATGTACGATTATTAACGTATAAATTATTAATAGATAAATTTAATGAAAAGTATTCCGTATTAAATGAGTCACAAAAACATCTATTAAACAAATATATAACCAACGTTAATGATACGGCAGCACTTAAACAATATGTGCAACAAATTATTCCAGAGATAAAAAAACAACTTAGTACTCAATCTAAATTAATTACAGACCAAGTTACAAAAATTAAAGTTCAAAAACTTTCTGAAATGTTATGTAATGTAGAAAATATGAAAACGATTAACGAATCTCACATTCTTTCATTATTACGATATTTTGATTTAATTAAAGAATTAAAAGGAGTACATCAATGAGATCGTTATTAAAAGAAATTGAATCGAAATTTATTGAAATTGAAGATTCATTAGATGCTTCTGAAAATGAAACTGCGATAAATGAAGAAGAATTAGATGAAATGTCCGCTACTGGAGGAGTTGCTGGATATAATATACCTGCAGCATTTGCTAAACCCGGTAAATGGCAAAATAAAACAAAAACATACGAATCAGTAAATACGCCCGCCAATTGGACAATGGGCGAATATCAAAAACCAGAATCTGAAGAAGAAGAATATACTGATAAATTTTCATTTGTTGAAAATGAAAAAATTTGGCAACATAAAAATTACAAGTATCCATCTATAGATTTAAGAGATACGCCAGGTTTATCTAAAAGAAAAAACAAAACAAAAAATGTTAAATTAGATGTTGCAGAAGCTATGGATGCAAAATATGAAAAATTAATTGAATCATATCGAGCATATGCAACGGGAGACAGCAAAACTACACCAGAAACAAAAATTAAACATACGATCAAAGAAGTTGCAAAAAAACTTCAAGAAATTGAGCAAACGGTAAATTACGCAAGTAAATTAAAAAACGAATCTGGAATTGCAAGAAAAGGTTATGGTTTATCAGTAGAATCTGCATTAAATAAAATATCAGAACGATTAATTAAAATATCAGAACGCATAAGAGCATTGGGAGAATAAAATGTCAAAACAACTAATTGTAGAATATATGCCATTTAACCCCGTTGGTTCATTAACTGAATCGAGCGGTGCTGCATATGGAATACCTGGTGGTTTTGTTGTACAAGGAGTTTTGCAACGAGCAGGAGCTAAAAATCAAAATGGTCGCATATATCCAAAAACTATTCTAGAACGAGAATGTCAACGTTATCAAATGGAATATATTGATCAACATAGAGCATTAGGCGAATTAGATCATCCAGAATCGTCAGTTGTAAACCTAAACAATGTTTCTCACAATGTTTTAAAAATATGGTGGAAGGGTGATGATTTGCACGGTGTAGTACAAATTCTAGATACCCCATCTGGTAAAATTCTTAAAGAACTTTTTAGAGCAGGAATTACGTTGGGAATTTCATCGCGCGGATTAGGTTCGGTAAAAGAATTGCGCAACGAAGGCGTCGTAGAAGTTCAAGAAGATTTTGAATTAATATGTTGGGACTTTGTATCTAATCCTTCTACTCATGGGGCTTTTATGCGGCCTACGCACATGCATGAATCGGTAAATAAAAATATAACAATAAATAAATACACAAACGTAAACAACATCATTACATCAATTTTATGCGATGATGGTAAATGTAGGATAGTATAATGAGAACGCCAAACTTAAAGTTTATTTTAGAAACCATAATGCAAGATCAACCTAAACCATTGTCTATGCAAGAAAAACAAGCATTTAAAGAAGCTGTAGCAAATTTTTCTGCAATGGGCGATTCAGTTTATGGAAAAGGTGACATTGAAGAAATTGTCGAACGCGTTAAACATATTGTTGATGGTGCCGATCGAATAATGACCGAAGGTGATGATTGGGCTGCAAATCAATCTTTAAAAAGAGAAAATAAACGAATGCACGAAGATTACAAAGAATTTTCAGATGCCGCAATGCAACTGAAAGAAGCACAGCAACGTATGTCACTTGCTTATGAAAATATTGGTAATCATTTAAATAGATTTTTTGAAGTTGGTTGATTTGGAAATTGTAAAAAAAATCATTATAATAAAGGTGCATAATGAGCAAAA